AAGAATCGATGCAAACCTGTTCAACATCAGTATGGATGAACTCAAGCAACTTCCCAAGTCGATGTATGATTCTAAAATTGAAAAGATCAAGTCTAATGTCAAGGGTAACTTGATTGTCAAGGAGTATCCTACCGCGACTGCAAATGTGAACCACTTTCGTGCTTTGCTCGACGAACTAAAGATTAAGAAGAGGTTTGTACCCGACATAATTTTTATTGACTACCTTAACATTTGTGCGTCCGCAAGAATTAAGAACGGCGGTAATGTTGGTTCTTACTTCTACATCAAAGCGATCGCGGAGGAACTAAGAGGACTAGCGGTTGAGTATGATGTGCCTGTTTTCACTGCAACACAAACAAACCGATCTGGTTTCTCTAACACTGATGTAGGCCTCGAAGATACTTCTGAATCATTTGGTTTGCCTGCAACCGCTGACTTCATGTTTGCTTTAATCGCAACAGAGGAACTAGAAGAACTCAATCAAATACTTGTAAAACAACTGAAGAATCGCTATAATGACACAGCGGTAAATCGTAAGTTTGTATTGAAGATTGATCGATCTAAGATGAAGTTTGAGGATGTTCAATTAGAAGATCAAGAGTTGATTGATGCCAATCAAACACAAACCTCCTCTGGTAACGGGTTTGATCAGAAGTCCTTCGAGAAGAACTTTGACAAGACTAAGTTTGAGAATTGGAATATATGAGCGGATTCATTGACAAAAAGTATATTAACTTAGTATCTGCTCAGTTAGAAAAGTTTGCATGGAAGAAGGATAATCTAGCCAACTGTCGTTGTCCAATTTGTGGAGACTCACAAAAGAACAAGACAAAGGCTAGAGGTTACTTCTACCAAAAGGGTAATGACTATTTTTACAAGTGTCACAATTGTGGTGCTGGACATTCTTTGTATAGATTTTTAGAATCCGTTTCCCCTACATTAACGAAAGAGTATTCCTTCGAACGTTGGAAAAACGGCGAAAATGGAAAGTCTAATTACGTTAAGCCAAAGGAAACAGAGTTGTTAAGTATTTTTAAGAAACCAGAATTTAAACCCACTCATGATTTACTTAAACCTTTAACTTCTGTCAAGGATCTTCCTGACAATCATGTCTGTAAACAATTCGTGGAGATGCGCCGAATCCCAAAAAAGTTTTATGATATTCTTTATTACACAGAGGATTTCGGTTCGTACATGAAGTTGGTTGATCCTGAAGTTTCAACTATGATTTCTCATCCTCGTCTAATTATTCCTTTTTTTAATAAAAAGGATGAGGTTGTCGCGGTTCAAGGTCGTTCTCTTTCGATGAAAGACGAATACAAGGCAAGAACTACCGCTCGATATGTCACGGTGAAGTCCGACAAATCTATTGAACGATTGTGGTATGGTATGTGGCGAGCGAATCCTAAGAAGCGTGTGTATGTTGTAGAGGGTCCTTTGGATAGTCTCTTTGTCGATAATACGGTTGCAATGGTTGGCGCTGCTTCTCTTGAACATGAACCCGCGCGTTTTGCAAATAGTGACATGGTTTATGTTTTGGACAATGAACCAAGAAACCCACAGATAGTTAAGTTTAACGAAAACTTAATTGAACAGGGTAAAACAGTTTGCATTTGGCCAAACGGAATCAAGGACAAAGATATTAATGATATGATTTATCATATGAAACCAAAGCAGATTAAAAAGATTATGGATGATAACGCTGTTTCTGGATTAGAGGCAAAGATGCGTTTGAACCGATGGAGGAAAGTATAAATAATTTCTATTGGAGGAAGAGATGTCTAAAGCAGTTTTCATTTCCGATCTTCACTTGGCATCCAAAAAGTCAAAGGGGGATTGCATACATGAATTTCTCAAAGATTTGAAAACTGAAGATCTCTACATGGTTGGTGATGTCATCGACATTTGGAGATTTCAACAAGCATTTTCGATGGGACCGATTAAACAACAGGAGACAGTCAAGTGTTTTGATCGCCTTCTGAGACTCTCCAAAAAAACAAACGTACACTACATTTGGGGAAACCATGACGAATTCATGTCAAGATTTGCTGATTCTTCTGGGTTTGGTAACATCACACTGGCGGAGCGTAAAGACTACATTTCAAGCGATGGTAAGAGATATCTCGTCCTTCATGGTCATCAGTTCGATCTTCTTGCAAAATATGCCTGGTCGCCTTGGTTGGGTAAAGTAGGTGATATCGGTTACGATATTATGATCGAAATTAACGAATGGTATAACTGGTTTCGACGGAAGATTGGTTTAAGGTATTGGTCGTTGTCCAAGTATATCAAAGTCAAGTTCAAGACAGCAGTGGTGTTCATGGATCGTTTTGAAAAGATTACAACCGATTATGCAAAGAAAAATGGTTACGACGGAGTGATTTGTGGTCACATTCATGATCCTCAAGATAAGACTGTAAATGATGTTCATTATCTCAACTGTGGATGCTGGACAGACGAAGAAAACCTCACTTACATCGTAGATGACGAGAATGGAATTAGACTAGAATATGCAAAAAAGAATACTCATAGTAAGTGACGCATGGAAACCACAAGTCAACGGTGTCGTAACGACCCTTACAAATGTCTCTGAAAAACTGAGAGAGATGGGACATGATGTTCGCGTTGTCTCTCCAGAGGATTGCTCCTTTCGGTTTCGTGTGCCGTTTTACCCAGAGATTCGTCTTGGGTGGCCTAAGAAACGAGTCATGGAAAATCTACTCCACGACTTTCAACCAAACCATATTCACATCTCAACACCAGAGGGTCCGTTGGGTCGGTGCTGGAGGAAGTTGTGCAAAAAATATAGACTAAACTACACAACGGCATACCACACCAAGTTTCCAGAGTTTGTAAAGTCAATAACGAAGGTGATTCCAGTCTTTTTCGGACATATGTTCATGAGGTATGTGAATAAGCATTCCTCTTGCATTATGGTTCCGACTGGAAGTATGATTGATGAACTCAAAGAAAGAGGATATGAAAATGTGAAACTTTGGGGTAGGGGGTATGACGAAGAAATCTTCGGTCCAGTAAAAAGAGTCCCACAACAAAATGATCCACCCAGACTTCTTTGTGTTTCTCGAATTTCTGCTGAGAAGAATCTCGAAGATTTCTTTGAACTAGATGTGCGGGGCGACAAGATCATGGTGGGTGATGGACCTGAACGAAAGAAGTATGAAAAAAGATATCCCGATGTTACCTTCGTTGGATTTAAGAAGGGGATGGAATTGGCGAGTTACTACCAAAATGCGGATGTCTTTGTTTTTCCATCGAAGAAAGACACTTTTGGTGTTGTCATGATCGAGTCTCTTGCCTGTGGAACTCCAATCGCTGGATACGATGTGACAGGTCCGAAGGACATTGTAATCAATGGTTACAACGGATTTATTGGAAACGATCTAAAAACGAATGTCATAAAGTGTCTTGACATAGATCGTGATATGGTGTATCGTTCTAGCTCCAGTTATTCTTGGACGGGTTCAGCAAATCAATTTTTAAATAATTTAGTAGGAATAATTTGATGCAAAAAAAAGTTTTGGATAAAGGTTTTGTTGACTACATTGATCACATGGGATCTGATGTTACCGTGTGTAACGCAGCGAGAGTTTCCTTTTCTAAGGATACTGATTGGGAGATTGATGAAAAAGCGGTCGCTCGTCTTGAACAGTCTGGATCATCTTATCATAAAGAGGATGTTCGTAAGTTAGGTGAACGAGATCAAAAACTTATTCAGTATCTTGCAAAGCACCAACACTGGACACCGTTCGCGCACCCGCAGATCACTCTTCGGATCAAGGCACCAGTTTCGATTCGAACGCAGTTTTTCAAGCACAAGCAAGGATTCGTGGAAAATGAAATCAGTCGTCGCTATGTTTCCTTTGAGCCGGACTTTTATTATCCAGAGTGGAGAGGAAAGCCCGTTAACGGAGCAAAGCAGGGTAGCGAACACTTCATCAAAATTCACAAGGACATGGAAAAACAATACAACAGTTCTGTTCGTGTCGCTCTTTACACCTATGAGCAACTTCTAGAGGAGGGTGTTGCACCCGAACAAGCACGTTTCATTCTCCCACAGGCGATGTACACGGAGTGGTACTGGACAGGATCTCTTGCTGCATTCGCTAGGTTCTACTCCCAAAGAATCGAAGAACACGCTCAGTGGGAAATTCGTGAATATGCAAAAGCGATCGGTGAAATAATTTCACCATATTTTAAAGAATCTTGGAAAGCACTGACTCAGTGCCATTGACTATATAAAGCACCAACAAATTTAGTAGGAGTAGAAGAATATGGAATTACCGTCTTTATATCAATCTTTTATACATCTTTCGCGTTACTCTCGTTGGTTGGACGATAAGGGGCGTAGAGAAACGTGGAGTGAAACAGTTGCACGGTATTTCGATTTCTTCGAAACGCATCTAAAGGAGGAATGCAATTACGAGGTTCCTACAGAACTTCGCACAGAGTTGGAGTCTGCGGTTCTTAATCTTGAAATTATGCCGTCTATGCGCGCACTGATGACCGCAGGGGAAGCATTAAGGAGAGACAACGTTGCAGGGTACAACTGCTCCTATGTCAGTGCAAACAAACCTAAGTCGTTTGATGAGATTCTGTACATCCTCATGTGCGGAACAGGAGTCGGCTTTAGTGTCGAACGAGAATTCATCAAAACCCTGCCGACCATAGCAGAGGAGTTCGAAGACAGTGATACAACGATTATTGTCCAAGATTCAAAGATGGGTTGGGCGAAAGCCTATAGAGAACTGTTTAGCCTTCTCATTGGAGGTCAAGTTCCAAAATGGGACACGAGCAAAGTTCGTCCTGCCGGCGCACGCCTTAAGACTTTTGGAGGAAGAGCATCCGGACCCGAGCCGCTCGAAGACCTCTTCCGCTTCACAGTTGACACTTTCCGAAAAGCAGCGGGTAGAAAACTTACTTCTATCGAATGTCACGATATCATCTGCAAAATTGCGGAGATTGTCGTTGTCGGGGGTGTTCGAAGATCGGCACTGATCTCTCTTTCCTCGCTCACGGATGAGCGTATGAGAGATGCAAAGAGTGGTGCTTGGTGGGAAGCAGATCCCCAGCGAGCACTTGCAAATAACTCTGTCGCTTACAAAGAGAAGCCAGAGCCAGGTATCTTCATGGAAGAATGGCTTTCTCTTTACAAGTCAAAGAGTGGTGAGCGTGGTATCTTTAACCGAGATGCTGCACAGAAGCAAATTGAAAAGGCGAATGACTTTAGAAAGCAACTGAACCCAGAGTATCGTATGCGTGAATCTGAGTTTGATTTTGGAACTAATCCATGCTCAGAAATTATTCTTCGAGATAAAGAATTTTGTAACCTAACTGAAGTTGTTGTTCGTTCTGATGACACCGAGGAGTCTCTACGGAGGAAGGTGCGTCTTGCCACCATTCTTGGCACTTGGCAGTCAACTCTTATCAACTTCAAGTATCTTTCGGGAGACTGGAAGAAGAACTGCGAAGATGAGAGACTACTTGGTGTTTCCATGACTGGTATCATGGATTCAAAGGTAACACGAGAACTTAAAGGTTTGGATCTAAAATTAAGAACGTTCAAGTCTATTGCGATTGAAACCAATAAGGAACACGCCGATATTCTCGGTATTCCGCAGAGTGCAGCAATCACTTGTGTGAAGCCTTCTGGAACAGTCTCTCAGTTAACCGATGCTGCTTCCGGTATTCACGCTCGTCATAGTCAGTTCTATGTCCGCACCGTTCGTGCTGACAACAAGGATCCTCTGTGCGAATTTATGAAGAGATGCGGTTTCCCACATGAAGCCGATGTCATGAAGCCAGAGCATGTTACCGTGTTCTCATTCCCCGTGAAGTCACCAAAGGGATGTGTTACTCGTAATGACATGACTGCTATTGAGCAGTTAGAACTTTGGCTTACATACCAACGCTATTGGTGCGAACATAAGCCTTCTGTAACAATCACTGTTCGTGAGGAGGAGTGGCCATTGGTGGGTGGATGGGTATATGATCACTTTGATGAGATTTCTGGTATTTCATTCCTTCCGCACAGTGATCACTCTTATCGACAAGCACCTTATCAGGAGTGCGGAGAAGCAGAGTATAAAGAATTACTTAAGTCTCTACCAACGGATGTTGACTGGACTGGACTTGGTGATTACGAAAAAGAGGACAATACGTCAGGAACTCAGACATTCGCCTGCTCTGGTGACTCATGTGAAGTAGTCGATTTAACGAAATGATCATTGAAATTAGAAAATGTTGAAATTTATATATACGGTACACTTAAATTTAAATTTTTGAGTGGATCACTATCCTGCACACAAAGGTGTCTAGCGACACCTTTGTGTTTTTCATAAATAATTGTATGAGTGAAGTAGAATTTATCGCTGGAATAGACTACAGCTTATGCGGACCTGCAATTTGCATAAGCGATATGAGTCAAACTTTTGACTTTTATTCTTGTCAATTTTTCTTTTTGACACAAATAAAAAAGTACGCAAAGAAGATAAAATCCAATATTCAAGGTGAGACTTTTTCTGAGTATAATCAAGATATTGAGAGATACGAGACAATAGCAGATTGGGCAGCAGATAAAGTTATAGGCTGTACCCATATTGGTTTAGAAGGTTACGCTTATAATGCCACTGGCAAAGTGTTTCATATTGCGGAAAACACAGGCGTCCTTAAGTATAAATTGTACCAGATGTCTACCCCGGTTGATGTTATTCCTCCGAGCGAAATCAAGAAATTTGCAACCGGAAAGGGAAATGCAAATAAAGAAAAAATGTACGAAACATTCTTTGCAGAAACTGGAGTTCCCCTTGCTTCTTTTTTGGGAACAAAGGGAGATAAGATAAAAAGCCCACTATCTGATATAGTAGACTCATATTATATTTGTAAATTTTTAAGATATGAAATTATTATTTAATTGTAGGTTTGTTTTTTCGAACAGAAAACCACCAAATACCTACGATTAAACTTGTGACGATTAACGCTAACATTGATAATTTAAATAAATCAATCTTAACTATCGCCGATTCTGTGTTTATTAGTTTTTGTTGTTGTACCGGATCAATTGGATGATCAAAATCCTGAATTTTTAATCCGCCCGTGCATGATGTTAAAAAAATGCATAATGGTATTAAATATCTCATCGTCTTGCAACCGCACTTCCGAAGTAAAATCCTACTATGCTTAGTAGTATTTGACGGTTTTCTTCGGTGAAAAGATATCCATACACTGTATGGAAAGATACGTTTTCTCCTCCACCAAATAACCCCAAAAATGAAGGACTGGTTGATTTTATTTCAACAACTGTTGGTATGCCGAAAAATGGAAGAACAAATGGGGCAACTATGGTGCCGAATAGTATGCAAAGCACAATCGCTCTTCTGACAATTTTACCTGCTTCTACCCCTACTCGTTGAACCGCTTTATCTTGATTTTCGGTTTCTACTTCATTCCTCTTTATGAGCATCTCGAATTGTTGTCTTCGAGCTTCTCTTTGCTCTGCCATATTTTTAAATATAAATCCGGTTAAAGATCCGCCTATCAGAGATAAAAATTCGGTTGTTAAAAAAGACTCTAACATATTAGTCTCCTTTTCTTCTACTATTCAACCTTTTTAAAATATCATGAAATCTTTTTCTTGATTTTTCTCTCGGATCTTTTCTTCGCATTATTTGAGGTATGCCTTTACCGAATCCCTCGTACCCAAGCAATGAATCGAACCCGGCGATTTTACTGGATCTGGAGACTGGATCTGAACTTAAGTTCATGTTGTCTGCGCCAAATGCACCTGCGCCCATCGAATTTGCTGGTGCATCTTCGAACATGAAATCTATTTCTTCTTCTTCTAAGTTTATACCATTTTCAGTAAAAAACGTTTTTATTCCCTCGAATAGCACGCGGGAATCGCCTCCGGACTTATCCACGTCTTCGCCAAATAATTTTATAGCGGCAACAACTGATTGTAGTTGTGCTTTTGTTTTGGGATCTGGTACTTTATCAAAGACCTTTTTGACGTTTATTATCATTTGATAATATGGGGAATATGCTTCTTTTTCTTGAGGCGTTGTCGGTTCTTTTTTCTTGTTTCCCCTTGCATCTATGATGCCTAATCTATACGCTGGTAATTGCGAAAAGGGAGTTGTCACATCTTTTATAAATTTGTACATCGTAAATGAGGTCACATAGGCTCCTAAATTATTCATTTTATGACCTCCAGTTTTTTTAAGATTCTACTATCCAAACTGACGTAATTTAGGTTAACTTCCGGTATGGAATTTGGAAGGTATTTTAGATAAAAAAGAAATGTTTTCAGATAGGAATGGTGATTAGGATCTACGTTAAAAAATAACATTCTAGTGCAAAATTCAGTTCCAAATAAATTGTTTAAAACTATTATGTGATTAAGTATTAAACGTTCTCTTAGTTCCCCTGATTTCTCGTACTTACTGAACAATCTTTTTATGTATTTAATACGATTTAAATCCTCTTGAAATTCATCCATGCTTTGACATGCAGGATTTTCATAGGTTTTTATCGCCATCATAAAGAAGTTTTGTTCAGTAAGTTTTATTGTCATTTTTCATATGATGTAAATGATTCGAGAGTGTCTTTTTCTTTCTTCTCTGATTTGCCTGGATGAAGTTCTTTTGAGTCTTTCTTTTCGTCGTTTTCTACATCAAAGGATGTTGTCTCTACAATTTTTGCATCAACTTTATAGAGACCGTTTGGGACATCAATCATGTTGATATTTAATGCGTAAGACTTTCCTTCTTCAAATCCATCAGTAACTTCGAATTCATTGTGAGGTGTTGTTGGAGATTTTCCGAAAGTTCCACCGAACTTATAAAGTCTGTATGATGTGCTTCCATCCTCTAGGTTTTCTGCCATATCAATCTTAAAGTCAAGTCCTGCGATGTTCAACTTTGCTCTAAGCATTCCAAGAGCAGCTCTTGGATCAAGAAATTCTTTTTGTGTGAATGCGTTTACGAATGCGTTCAATCTCTTGAGTTGCGCGGGACTTTCTGTTCTGTATATCCCGGCATCACTGTGCGCAGATCGACCGTAACTGTCGCTGGGATCTCCGTTTCCGAAGCCACCACCGAATCCGTACTCGCTCTCATTAATTTTTTGCAATAGTTCGTTGTAAGTTTTCATTGTAGTCTCCTACCTCTATTTAGCCTTTCTTCCATCCGCCGCCCTTGGACTTGTACCATTTGGCAGCCCATCCATTGGCATATGCGCTTGGATAAACATCGAATTTTTGTTTTGCTAGTGATTTTGCTCTCGACCAGAGGGAAGGATTTGTTGGAACGTTTTTCTCTTCTAATTCCTGTCCATCTGGTTCGAAGTGACTCTTGAGAGTGGCACCATTTGTCTTTGGGTTGTACTTATACTCTGATGGTTTTCTCCCGGATCTCTTTGCAGCGCGATCCTTTGCTCTGCCTGCAGCACCCATTGACTGTCTCTTTTCACCGTGCTTGGTGAGTTCCCTGGTTCCAGGTTTAAATGATCCGGATTTTTGGAGTTGTGCTGTTGCAGTTGCATGTGCCCTGTCCTTGGACATGCCTCTGGCAAGAAGTTGGGAAACTAGACGATCGTAAAGTTTTCCTTCTTTTATATCTTCACCCTCACCACTTTCCATGTAATCAGAGGCTGTATCAATATAATCTGCTGCCTTAGTGATTTTGGACTGAACCCATGCTTCTAATTGTCCCTCTCCCTGGACTTTTTTCATTAACTTTTCCACTGCCTTTTTAATCGTGGAAAGTTGTGATCTTGCCATAGAGTGCTCGTGATCCTTTTCGGATTTTTCTGAAATCTCTTCGCCATGATCGGGTGTGAAATTATCTTCAACCTTTGCACCGGCTCTCCATTGTCTGCACGACCAGTATCTTGCTTTTGTTTTAGGACCTGGATTATCACAATTGTGTCTTGCACGGAAGTTCGATCTTCTTTCGGGATCGTCTCTTTTAATTTCCATATTTGGATCACCAAAGCGAACTGTTTTAACATTGCCGGTTGATGGATCCTTAACCTTAACCATAAATTTTTTGGGGCCCCCAGGAGTTCTTTGAACTTTACCGAGTGGGCCTTCTTTTTCATTTAATTGTTCTTCGTGAACATTGTAGATGTTCTCTTGGGTGGCGTATTCTAGAACTTCGTTTCCGTTATGATCTGAAAGAACGAGTAATTTTAGACCATTTGATATGTCTTCAATTTTTTCAACGGTGTATTTGTATCCGTGGTTTTTAATAATTGTCAATCCCTCTTTTATTTCGGAGAGGGGAAGTTCTACTATCTTTTTCATTACGCTTTCCTCAGTTTTTTTAATCTTGTTTGAAACCATGATGGGAGCACCACCTTTACCCGCCCGGTCGGCTACGGGATCCTGCTCTCTTTTTCTGCGGACAGCAGCTGCTATTTTCTTTTTTCCGCCCTGTGCTCGTAATTTTGCTGCTTTTTCTCGTGAGAGACATTTTGGTTTACCTTCACCCGGACCTCTTGCACATTTACCAATTCTCTCCCCTTTGGTGTTGTAACGATCCCAACCGCCACCACCAACGCCGCCCTTGCCGCCGGTTCCAAACCATTTTCTTAAATCTTCTGATATGGGATCTTTTTCAGTCATTTTGTTCTAACGCTCTTCTTATCCAAAGTAGATCTGTTTTAATTTCTGCGAGATCTGTCATTAGTGTGGCACGAAATGCCTCGCTTGTGTCTAATCTGGAATCTAAAGTTTCTAAATTTCTTTCTATAAATTCTAATTTTGTTTCGTAAGTTGCATCTTTTTGTGCAACAAACCAAACTGTTGATCCAAAGGTGATCGCAAAGCCAAGAATCGCGCTCATAATAGAAATGGTGGCACTAGTCTTCGCCGTAGCAGTCATTATCGTCTCCTTTTAGACACAATATGTTGTTTTTTCTGACCGGGCGTACCCTCTATGTAGGTTTTTAATAATTCATCAGTTCCCTCAAACCCAGCTCCATATTCCTCGCCGATTCGATGCTTGTTATCCGCTCTGTTTTGACTTCTATCCCTCGCCCTTAGATTAGAATCGCCATTATTAAGTGCATTTCCATCTTTATGATCCACATCTTGGTGGGGTTTTACTTTACCACTTTTGACCATTCTTCTTCTAGCCAAAACTCTATTTGATCTCTTTTTTCTTTGCTCTGGTTTTCCATGAAACGTCTCGTATTCGTGCTTATAGTCTCGCTTTGATGGATCATCCTGTTCAAACACCAAGTTAAAAGACTCGTTAACCCCATCTTCTTCCTCCGTGTAGAAGGTGTCTTCGAAGTCGGGTTTCTCTGGTAAAACCGGTACTTTCTTCTTTTTCCCGTTGATTGTTATGATATTCATTCTGCCCTCTTCGGGTGCGTCTTCAATAATATTACCACTGACAGATATATCCAGTCCTCTTGAGATTTCCCTTAAAATCTGCTCTGGGTTCTTGCCGTAAAAGTCACCAAGAAGTTCTGGTGTGTAAATGAAAGCGGTGTCTCCGTTCATTTTGACTTTTGGTTTGTTTGCCTCTGCGAGTTCGATATTTTTCCCTTTGAGTTCGAACCTGAAAGTCGGTTGGGTTATTTTTCCCCTGCTCTTGGATCGGATTCCGACGTAAGTTTTTGGCATCACGCTTGTGATATAATCCCCATCTGACTCGCCTATTTCTTCGAACCCTGCTGGACTGAGAAGATGTGTTGCCGCTGCCTCTGGATTGTCCTCGAATGCTCTTCTCCCAGTGAGTGCTTCGTGAACCAATTCTCTCTTAAACTCTTCACTTTCTGATAAAAACTTAACAAACTCGTCCTGAATGTTCTTTGTCACAGTTCCAGAATAGTTTTGCCAATTGTACTTGTCCTTAAGGTTTCCGTTCTTATCAAACATCTCTTCAAACCAAGGTTTTCCGCCGTGTCTATCCTTTGCCTCTTCAATATGCTTTGGATCTAACATCTTGTTTGGAAGTGATCTTAGAGATTTAGCAACATTTTTTGCAGCATTCTGCATAACTTCCTGATCTTGAGCGCCGACGATCGCAGAGAGGTTCTCAAGCGTTTTGGCGGTTGTCTGTGCGCTTTCACTTGACAGTTGAATGTTACCATTCATTTTAAGAGATATTTTATTGTCCCCGCATATCAAATCTGTTTTTGGTTCCGGTCTTCCAGAAATCCCCACCTCGTCGGAGTGCTTGAGTTGTCCTTTGCACTCGTCTGGTATGTGCTTTACTGCGGTTTTGGCCATGTCAAAAACATCTTTTCTAAAAGCAGTTAGATTTTGACCTGCCATATCGTTTCTTTTTGATAATTGCTCGTCTGTTGCGCCCGCAGCCTTAGCGGCAAGATAAGTGACAGCCCACTCAAACTGGACGCCTCTACCCTGAGTGATTTCCTTCGACGGACCTGGGTATTGAATTGTGTCTATGTTCTGTGCGGGGCCTGCCGGTGTAAACGGATCCAGAGCATCATATTCTGCTTGGGCTTGGGCTTGAGCTTCTGCGTCTGCATCTTGTTGCATCTGTTCCGTATCAGAATCAGAGGGCATTTTTTCTTCCGTTTCTTTCTTTCTTTTTTCTGCCTCTTTTTCTGTGTCTCTCTGTGATTCGACATCTTTCATCATATCAGAAAGATCACCAAAAACTTCCATTGAAGTTGGAGTTTGCTTAAATTTTTGTTGTCTAATCGCACCCTCAACGTCAGTCATCGTTGGTTTTGGTTTATCTGGACCGCCCTTAAGAACAGTGTCATCATTGGGGTCAGGTCGAACTACCACCTCTATTTCGCCGCCCTTTCTTTTTTGAATGAGATACAGATCGGGAGGTAAATATTTGGCTGCTTCGTTTAATAATTCCGGATTGTTCATAAATTCCTCAAATTCCTCGTAATTGAACCAATCTAAAGATTCCATGTGAGATGACAGAGTGGAGTGCATTTTCTTTGCATCGGAATGGGAAACATGCTTTGGAAGCATTGTCTTGAATGATGTGAGTCCCGCCTTTGCTCTTTTTCTTGTTTCTGTCCCGGATGCTCTTTCTACGGGATCATGGGAGTCTGGATCTCTGTGACCAGCGGAAACAATAGAAACAGATTTTAGTCCGGAGTGTTTCTTCAGGGCGTCTGCTTTTTTATTCATCTCTGCGTGCCGATCTGATCCTACGATCAAAGTTGCGTGTTGATATCCACTTTTTGCAGCGTGCTCTGCCGCATGAAACATGCTTTTAACTTCTGGATGAGAAACTACGTTATGTCCTCTAAGAACTTTTTTTGCAAACCCTTGCTTCACGTCCGGCGGCAATGGATTTTTTTTGCCATCATGAGTTTGACTCAAATAGATTGCGTGATCACCCCCGACTTTTTTGGCATGAGATCTTACCGCGTCTGCTAGTTTTAGATGTCCCGCGTGTGGGGGGTTCATTCTACCGAATGCGAATACAAGGTGTTTATTTGCCATTATACGGTTCTCCACCGTATTTATATAAAAAAACGAGAGGAGTTCTAGAACTCCTCTCTGGACCCCACTTTATGTTGTGCTGGATCACCTCCTGACTTTGGTATCCTTCCGGGCCCAAAGTTATATATTATTTCTTTGTGATGAACTTGAATTTTTTGTGTTGTTTTCTTTTTCCCGAAATTACTTCATATAAAGCAGATTTTGTAAGATTGTGTTCCCTACAAAACTCCATAACATTAGATACTTCAAAGATTTCGCCCTCTCGCTCAAAAATCATAATTCTTTTTTCTGGTTCTTTTTCGAGTTCTTCCCATTTAAAATATCGACCTATTTTATTAAATTCGCCTCCATATTGTTTGCAAAAATTATTTCTATTGTTTTTTGCATGAGAATCCTCATTCATTTTCACCCACGTTTTGGTGTTTCTTTTGTTTACATTTTCTTTACTAAACATTTTGTTCCTTCCAAAACATTTTGGTTGCTTCAAATAAATTTCTTACCCACTTTGAGGGTTTTCCTGTGAACACTTGTGTTTCGCCAGTTTCACATGAAACTAAAATTTTAAACTTATCAATTTTTTGACCGGTCATATCTTCCCATAGCAAGCAATAAGCGGTTGATTGCATCATATAATTATCGATGTGCTCTTTTTGTTTTTCTCTCGTGGATCCTTTGAAGTCAACGACACAAAGTTCCCCCTCATATTCTGCTATGCAGTCAACTCTACCTGCAAGACCTATTTTAGAACTAAACAGCGGGACCTCAAGTGCAACTATGTTGTCAAGTTTATCCAACTCTGGTTTTAATTGCAGAAATAAATCACACTCCAAAGGTGGAATTTCCGCTAAAATTAACTTTTTGTTATTGAGGTAATCTTCTATCACCGAGTGCAGTTTGTTACCTCTGCGAGTTACTCTACCGGCCTCTTTTGGATTTTTTCTGCGCCAGTTTGCAAAGAATTTCTTTTTTTCCCATCCCGTAACAGTTGTCACGCTCGGTAGTTTTTTATTGTCTTCTGACATGTAATACCGACCATCCTCTGTGGTTTCAGAGGATAGATCGGGAAAAGTTAAATCTGTATTGATGTGATTAAAATTCTTTTGCACAAACATAATATAACATAATTTTTTTTAAAGTCAAATCAGTAGGAGTCTCCACCGACTCTCTTTGGTCCGGTGCCTTTTGCTTTCATAACCTTACCGGTGGGCATTGGTTTTGAAGATGGCTCTTCCGGTGCATTTGCACCCACACCTTTGTTTTTGTCGCCCTCTTGGGCATGAGCAGTCACTTGATTTTTTGCCTCTTCTGTAATCTTTTCGTAGTTGTTATCTACAAACTCTTCGATTTCTTCAGGGGAAAGTCTTCTTCCGATCTGCTCTTCAAGGGCTTCAATCATGGCATAAGCAATTTCTTCGACAAGTAAATCTTCCTCAGTAATTTCAACCGATTCTTCGACCTCACTTTGTCCTGGAGTGGCTACTTTGACGGCAGCGTTCCCAACTACTCTTTTCATGACTTTCTTTGCGCCCATTCTAGCGGCAACTCCTCCTGCCATCTTTAGTGCGCCTAATGCTAATGGAGCGATTTCATCTATTTGTTCTGATTTTTCGACTTCCTTCGCTGTTTCACTAATGGATTCTGCGGAGAATAACTTTTTATTAATTTCTTCATTGGTTAGTTTACCATGAGAAATTCTTTTGTTATACTGATCTTGAAGTTGCTGTAACCATATTTTGTGAGTGTTCATTGGCTTGCCTTTCTTATATACAAAATATGTATAAATCAACCATGCCAACGTCTGCCTGTTCTTTCCCTATCTAAACCATCTCTCATGCGTTCTGGTAGACCAGATTTCATTCTTGTCATGAGTTCGTTCCATTTACCACCTGTTGCCTTGTTCGGAGTTAATGTAGTATCTGATGCAAGAGATGGAAAGCCGCCCACTATCTTTTTTACTTTCTTTTTCCCGCATTTAGGGCATGGTTCTTTGGTTGGTTTGTCCATGTTACCCATCGACAAACTTTCTTCGAAATGATACTCACAATCTTCACACACATAATCATACATCGGCATAGTAATTTTCCTCCGTAATATATATTGGGGAATTAACGCATGAAAACATTTACAAAATTTCTGACGGAACAAACTAAAAAACCAAAAGTAGAGACAACAGGTCATCTTGCACATGCAGGAGATTTTTTGTACTATGGAAATCCAGATCACGCCATTCACCACCACGAAAAAATGTTTGATCGTCTTCACAATAACACAGAGGATCCAGATCACCCAATATCCTTGAAGGTAGATGGTGGTATGAGTTTTCTCATGGGTAAAGATGAATCGGGAAAGCCTTTCGTATCCTACAAATCAGCGAAACAAAAGTTTTATAGTGCAAAAGACATTCTTGCAACTGGAAAGCCTCATTATGAAAAACTTTTGATCCCTGCATTGTATGCCACTCGAAAAATGAAATCCATGCCTGCTGGGACTGCCATTCAAGCCGATCACTTGTTTGATGATCGACCCTCGAAGGACAATTATACTTCAAATACCATACCATATTCATCCCCTGGAAAAAGTCATTCCTTCGGATTTGCCCCGCATTCCCAGTATGATGTCAGGGGGAGTGATCTCATAAAAGTTTCAAACGAACCAGATCACTCGCATTTTCCGAAGGATCATGTTTACGCACCGAAGTTATCGTTTGGTGGTAAAAAATTCACTCCGATGAGCGATGATAGAGTTCAAAAAATTCAACAAAGTATTGGAACGGCGAAGGCGATATTGAATGACGAAGGCCTGAAAACATTTGCATCCACTCTTCCTGATGACAAAAAATTTCATTCGGCACTACAGGGATACTCTAATCATGTTGCAAGAACTTCTGGTGTTCGATCCACTGATGATCTGATCCAACACGTTCAGAAACATGTTAACAGAAGAAAAGTTAGTGATAGACTGAAACAAAAAGAATTAGAATCTCACACACAGAAAATAGAGGATAATCGACAGCATTTCGATGCACTCTTTTCCGCCCACAACAACCTCACAAATGCTAAACATGAAATGACGGGACATCTGAAAGATCATCACGATCTCTTTGACATTCGTCCCCACCGAGATGAGGAGCATGAGGGTATTGTTGCTACGTCAAACTCAACAGGCACAACAGCCAAGTTTGTCCCAGAGGGTCCAGATGGTTTTGCCGCAAAGAACGCAGCAAGATCAGCAGAACTTAGATCAAAAGGTAGGTAAACACCTTATACATAATGTGAAATTTCATTGTCGTAGGAGGAAAAATGTCCACAAACGACACGCAGGGTTGTTCAAGATGTCGTGACTATGATGAAATAAAGAATGATCTGGAAAAGCAGAAAGAAAAAATACAAGATAGCCAGAAAACCGCTCTCGCTGAGTGTGAAGAGAAAAGAACAAATTTACAGAGAAAGTTGACCAGGGTAGGTGTCGCTGCCGTTATTGGCGGCACTATTTTGGGTAAAGAGTTTGTTGATAATGTTGTTTCATATATCGAATCATTTAACAAAGTTGCTGAAGTCGTTCCTGGCTTAGTGGGATCTGTAACCCCCTCCTCTGGAGGTGCTGGTGGTTCGATGCCTGGTCAAAGTACATCATCAAAATCGCAAAAAAAGGAAGAGGAAGAGGATACCAAGAAGTCTAACCCCGACAAAATTCCCTTTTCCCCGTACAGCAACGTTAATCCTTATCCCATATTTGCAGACAAGGATGCAGTTTCGGATTCCTTGGAGAGTATTTTAAGAGGTGATGTTTATACCCCCGAGTCAATCCTTGATATGGATCTTGCATCACTTGTCGATCCAATGATTGATTTTCCCATAATTCCTACTTCGAATGAGTTTGTAATAGATTTTAAACTGCTAGATCCAATTGAGTCGAGTTACTTTGTGGCAATGTCCAGTCAACCATCCATAGTGCCTGGGCCGCCAACTCTTGCTTTGCTCTTATTGCCTTTATTGTTCAAAGGACGCAGAAAAAGATAATCTATTTGTTTCTTTTCTTGGTGATCTTTTTCATTCTGTCGAGGAAGGATCTGTATTTTCCTGCCGCTGCTGCGAGGTTACGCCTCTTAGTCGGATCCTTCGCACGCTTTGAAGCAACTTTTGCTCGCTGTCCCATCGCAATCGCCGCTTGAACTTTGTGTGCGTGCTTTCTCCCGGATCTTTTGATTTTTCTGATTGATCTCTCTGCGTCTGCTCCTGTTTTGAATCCGAGTCCATGTATCGTCCCCCGTGGATTCTCATCGGTGTATAGATCGCTATGCTTTTTTGGATCTTGACCTGGATACTTTTCAGGGATCCGTCTCCCTTCCAAGAATGCTTGTGTAAGTCTTGTATATTTCATAGTGATATCCATCTGTCCCATGAAGATTTGAGTGTCTCTGCTAAATTATTTATGTGTAACTCTAACCAAAGTGGTCTTTTTGGTTTCTTGGAGAGGGGCATACCGCACTCGTTTGGTTTTCGGTTTCCCTTTCTTGTATTGCACTTCGCACATGCAGCAACAAGATTTGTCCAAGAGGAGTCTCCGCCCCTAGACCTTGGCATGACATGATCAATTGTAAGATTACATCCCCTCTTTGAGTGATATCCGCAATACTGACATGTCCATTTGTCTCGAAGAAAGATGTTCTTTCGTGACGGGAGAGAATGTTGATATGGTATATGAACGTAGTTGGTGAGCATAATCGCCTTGGGAAGATTGAACGCTCCCTTTGTTGTTCTAATTTTATATGAGTCGCCATATGATGCAGGTTTTATTGCCTTTCCAGATAGAAGCAAACATATTGCTTTTTTCCAATCAACTACACTAAGGACTTCTTCAGATGCGTTGAGCAATAAAACCTGTCTCTGCATGGGTTCTCCTAGAAAAAAACCATGCGATATCGCATGGTTTGATCGAAACGAATTGTGTGTTTTGAATCTGCATCAATATAGTGCGTGAACGCTACCGCTGGCAAACGTTACACCAAGTGGTGAAAATGGTAGAATATCACCGGATGTGGGAGCTATCTTGACAAATCCCCCGTTGAAGTGCAAAGTTACGTCATTATGCAGGACAAGTAATCCTTTGATTCTGCCTCTGTCCGTACAATTGGTTGTTCCTGATGTTAACTCTACCATATCAGTGTAGTATTCTCTTCCGCCTATTGCTCCTACTGCCATTTCTCGTCCTCCCTATGACTTTGGAATTTATTACTTAAAAAATTTGAATTTTTTCTTTGATTTTTCTTCTGTTTTTTCTTCTGTTTTTACTGGTTCTGATTTTACCACAGTCTTTGGTGATTTTTCAGATGAGGGTATCCATTTCCAGCCCTTTCCAAGACCTTTGACAAACTCTCCACCATTTTCTTTGACATATTCATCTCTATTGCGTCTTGCTCTGGGTGATTCGTTCATTTTGATCCAAAATCTGCTGGCCATTGGTTTTCTCCTTAGTTTTCATCTCTTTTGCGATCTTCTTCTTCTTTTCTCTTGGCGCCAAATTTGAGGGTTGCGCCTCCCTCTTCTCTTGACTTTTCGCAAATAGCAGCAGCTTCTTTTTCGCTCATTTCTTTACCATCTCGTTTGGCTTCTGCTTTTACTTTTGAAATGCAATCATGAAAAGTGTCGTCTGCTTGTCCTGGCTCTTCTTTGGAACTGAAGTGCTTCGGTGCTTCTTCTAATTTGTTTAGAAACTTTTTAAATGTGTCCATGTTTTCCTCAGTTCGTATATCTAATTATAATTTGTTCTTTGGGTTGTTTTACTTTTAACCCATCTGTAGTTCGAATTACTTTGTGCGGACTTTGTAAATCTGATTTTATTTTTAATTTATTCATCTAACAACTTCCGAATCAACTTCGAATCTTCCCTCTAATATTCTTGATACTTCAGAATTATTTGTAAGTTCTAAGTTGTAAAAGTGTCTTCCGCTTGGTATATTTTTCATGGTCGTTGCATCTGCAAGAATAAAAATTCCTCCAGTATATCCGGTAGCTCCTGTGGGACCAGAATTTAAAGTTATTCCGCCAGATCCTGCAATTCCACCTGTTCCTGTGTATGATCCGGTCGACCCCCCTCCAGTAACCGCTCCCGCTAGAGTGGTTCCGCTGAAGTGAAGTAAAACATTTTCATTTAATGAGTTTCGTCTAACCTGTAAGTTGGCACTGTAATTTTTTAAATCTATAGCAGTGTTACCTGATGTTTGATATTCAACAAATAACTTAAATGTAGAACCTTGATCTGCGAATATGTGATATTGACCTGCTGGCATCAATCACTTCTTTTTTGTAGTAAAAATTGTTGCTCTTGGATTTGTTGCTCTGTTAAAATTCTACCACTATTTACGCATTTCCATGCGTTTAATTTAGCAACATACTCGTATCGCATTCCTTCAATGACTCTTGTTTGTCCGTCAGCGTAAAACATAGGGATCTCCGTTACGATTATACAATGATATATATCAATCTTATACATAAGAGGCGGAGAACACACATGAACAAATACGCTTTTAACGTTTTCTTAGAGAAACAAAAACTTGATGAGGCTCCCAGGGAGCGCATGACTGGTGCATCGGAAAATCCACAAGGACTTACCAGATCTCGAATGAGAAGAATTGAATTGGCAAAGAAGCAAGCACCTGAGATCGAAGCAAAAATTAAAAGATTGAAGGGTCAGGCTGCTGGTGATCCCGCAAAGATGGCTGCTCTTCAAAAGAAAATAGACGTGACACGAAAGCAAATATCAAATCCTGCAAATCTAAAAAGTCCTCAAGGGGAACTTAGACGACAGAGACTTGCAAAAGCAGAAAAGTTAAAAGCAAGAGGCGGGAAAGGAAGCGTTATTGATAAAGCAATGGCTGCAATTAGCAAGCGAGTGAGAGCAGTTGACACGCCACAAAATAGAGAAAGACTAAAGAGACTCGGCCGAGCCGGTCTTGAGTACGCTAAAACTGGGGCTTTCTCTGGACAATTTGGAAGAGAAATGAAAGCAAGAGGTGTCGGATCCGGTGTTCAATACAAGAGTGCGCTAGGAGCGTTGAAGGGTGGAGCATCCACTCAGATAATCGGGACTGGAGCAGAGACCGGTTCGAAAACCAGATCATCTGATCCACTAGCAGGACTTGATCCGGTAGAGAAAAGAAGAGCAAGAATGGCCGGCGCTGCTGGTCCGGTTGGATGATTTATAAATACAGAGTAAACTAATAAGGAAATACTCATGTCAGATACAAAAGCACAAAGATCATTAGTTGAAGCAGCAATGCAAGTTCGACTAGGTGAAATCAAAGAGAACGTTGCAGAAGAAACTACAGAAGTCCAAGAGGAAACTGTCGAAGAAACAAAAGGAACAGAAGAACTCGTCTATGAGTATCTTTCGTCTTTCTTTGGTGCAGATCTCAAAGAATCGATTGACGATATTACTGAAGAGCAACTTCAAGAGGCAATCACTGCAATTAATGTTCTTGCAGGAGCAGTCAACGAGTATTTCGAAATCAACTGAAATAAGCAGAGCAGGCGATCGCGGTGTTTTTGATAAGCGCCCCAGAGCCTTTTCTCTGCGCCCTCAACCAGCCACGCGAAAGCGTGGCTGTGTTTTTATAAATACTGTGTCTGACAGGAGAAAACAATGCCGAAGTCATTAAAAGAAAAAACACAGCGATTAGTAAAAGAGCAAGAGGATCCCCATGTTTCTGCCGATCCTCGTCATCCAGCCAATAGAGGCGGCGAATCTCCAGTGAGAAAGAAGTCAATGGCCCATGTTGTTGATGTTGATGGCGTAAAGCACTACTCACAGATGCCATTTCTCACAAAGGGCGGTAAGGTTCACGGACCGGCAAAAGGAAAACAAGTGCCACTACCCAAAGGGGCAAAGTATAGATCACCTGTGAAAACAGAAGAATCATACTCCTATGTCACCAGAGCAAAAAGACTGGGCGATGTTATTGCTGGTAGAACTGCACAAGGTCGAACCGATAAGGTTAGCAAGGCACAAAGCAAACTTCTTGGTATGGGAGCCAAAGCAGCAGCAGACAAAATGATGGGCGACATTACCCGCGAGCGTCTTGGACTCAAAAAGTAAAGACAACCGGCGCCGGTTGATAGTTCGACGCCGATTGCACACAAAGGAATGTTTCGAGGGGGCGAAAGCCCCCTTGTTCATTGGTATAGAATGGTATCGGTGTCCGAGTCGATCTCGATGAGACTATCCGCATCCTCGTTGTTGGACGATCCGAGATCCTGCGGCAACGCACCCACGAATCGAATCGGGTATCCGTACTGCCAGTCATTGACGCCGACTGCCTCCAGGATGTCATCAAGGAGTTGGTTGGCGGTGTCGATCACCTGCTGCCTCTTCTCCTCCACGCTCGCATCACCAGTCTCCAGCACGGCGATCACGACCTCCGTTGGGTTGTGTCGTTCGCCGTTCGGTCCTACTTCGTTGAAGTGACTGATGGCACGAGCGATGACTCGATACTCCGAACCCTGCTTCATGACTGCGCCATATACTTCCCGATCGGCGTCCCAACCGAAAGCGGTCGTACGGCCGTACTTGTCCATGAGAAACTGGGATGCAGCCTTCTCGGTCCAGTTGAGCCACTGTTCGTGCGAGCCGTTTCGCTTCACCACTTCGGCGACGATCTGATCCCGGAGAGCCTTCTTCTTGCCCCGATAGAGGATACCCACCTTCTTCTTGATGGAGTCCTTGTCGTTGCGGAGATCTCCACGCTTGATCTGCTTGCTGAGGGTATCGACGACGGACGAGACATCTGCGTCGAGTTGCGGGGGGTGGTTGTTCGCAGCCTGCTGTGCGTCCTCCCGTGCAGTCTCGTGATCGAACACGACGAGATCTGCTTCGAACTCAGACATGCCGATGCGGTCAAACGCTTGAAAGCGGTGATTGCCATCGACGATGTAATACTTCTTGCCTTGGTTCTCCGGAAGGTTACGATCCGCATGTGGGATCTCTTCGAGTACGGGCTTCGGGATCGTGCTGTCGATTCCGTTCTCGTTGATGTATTCGACGAGGCTCTGAATGTGGTAGTGGTCCATTCCCTTCGATCGCGTCGAGTTCCGACTCGAATCATCGTTCACCTCATCGATCCTGACACGAATAGTGCCGATGCTGTTCACGCCATTGATACTTGCAATTCTGTTGTTCATCAGTTGATTCTCCATATTAATCGCTTCTTCTTTGGTCATTTTTTTCTTCTTTTTCGTCTCTTTCCCTAGAGACTTCGGAACTTTCGTAACGATCAGACATTACCGCACCTCCAGTATTCGTCTGCCAGTTCGTATTGCAGATCTTTAGCTTCTCGTTCACCTTCGCCCTTCCAGTGCCCCCGTTCCCACTGCCAGAGATGCACGCACTCGTGGAAGATTGTGGCGAGCATGTCTCGGATCGACTGATCGATTGCGATATCGATCACATAGTCGATCTTCTCACCCTCCCACTCGTAGCATTGGCCGTAGCATTTCAGATCCTTGTATTGCCATGCGTTGATACGAATGTTGATGTCCTCGAATTCGCCATCGAAGTCGTTCAGTTGCATGTTGTACCGATTGAGGAACCATCGCACCGCATCGATCATCAAATGGCGGGTTTTGTCGTTACAGTGAGCCGGATCGTGGATGATGTAGTTCTTCTTCACTGTGTTCTCTCCATCGCTGCAAGCACGAGCCCCAGATTGGCGAGGGAGTACGAGATCCAGACGAGTGCCCAAGGGTAATCGTGCCGGATCAAGTACCCCACGCCAACGATCGCATACAGGATGCCTGCGATCATGGGGCACACTCGGACGAGTGCGTCGATCATGCGGACACGACCTCCGTGCCGATGATCATGGTTTCGCCGTCGTCCGCAGGGAGTTCATCCCGGAGACACATCTCGTGATACTCCTTGAGTTCTGGCAGGATATAGGATCCCTTGCCAACCTGACGAGACTTGTCCTTGACGATCCACGCGGGCGCCCAGTCCATGCCGCAATACTTTGCGGACATCATCTTGAGGTAGGATCGTGGATATCGGTCGAGGATATCTACTCCATTGGCATCGGCTTCCTTACAGAGGCCAGTGTAGAGATTGATGATGAATTGCTGCTGCTTGGGCTTAAGATTGTCGAAACTCATAGATTTGATACTCCTTGTTCTTCTTGTTCGAAAGATGGTTTCAGGCGTTGAGTGCGTAATCCGCCGCAGTCACACGCTTCTTGGGTTCCCACTTGCTGAGTTCTTCTTCGTTGGCACGATAGATCTTGCCGGTGACGGTCCACTTCTTCATACCCGGATCCCACTTCGCACCGAGAGGCTTCACTTCGTCCTTCTTCTCGAATGCGACATTCAGATCGATGATGCCATCGTCCTGAACGGACGCTGAGTCAAAAGGGACGGAGGAGTCCGCTCCTTCCTCGCCCTCGGAGGAAGGAGACATGGACTCATCCACCTTGTCGTACAGATTGCGGAACGCCTGCTGGGTGTCGTCGTCAAACCTGGCAAGAGCCAGATCGATCGCAGTGGCACGATCCTTGAAGATCGAAAACGCCTTGCAGATGTTCTCCAGACGCCGGGTCGTGATGATCTCGTCGATCGCACCCTCGGAGAATGCCTTGCGGGTGATCTCCGCCCAGGAGGTGAGGTGTTCGGCGAAGTCATTGTCAACGTGCCCAAACTTCTCCATCTTCTTGATGAGAATACGCTTCTCGGTGGATCGGGCTGCGTAGTCCTGCTCCATCGTCCAGTCGAAACGATCCAGGAACGCCTCGTTGAGAACGTTGGTGCCGATGAATCGTCCGTCGTTGTCACCCTTACCCTTGGTGTTGGCAGTGGCGATGACGGTGAATCCCTGCTTGGGAGTGATCCATTCGCCAGTCTTCTTGATGAAGATACCCTTACCTTCCAGCACGGGCTGGAGGCACATGATCTTGGACGAACCGAGATCGATCTCGTCGAGGAGGAGAACAGCGCCACGCTGCATCGCTTCGACGACGGGTCCGTAAACGAACTTCGTCTCACCCTCGACGAGGCGGAAACCACCGACGAGATCATCCTCGTCCGTCTCGGAGGTGATGTTGACACGGAAGCACTCACGATTCGTCTTGGCACACGCCTGCTCGATCATCGTCGTCTTGCCGTTGCCGGACATACCAGTGATGAAGATGGGAGCGAACATGTTCGCAGCAACGATCTTCTCCACGGTCTTGGAGTGTCCCCACGAAACGTAGTCCTTCATGCGATCCGGCACGAGACTGACACGCTCACCAGCGGTCATGCCCATCACTGCGTTCAGCACGGGAGCGGGCGTTGGATCGCCAACCGGAGCGGCGACGGGGGCAGGAGCAGGAACAGGGGCGGGTGCAGACTGCTGAGGAGTCACGGTGCCACCAAACTCGGGCACGGCGAAGACGCC